ACTATAATAATAAAAAAACTATTTTACTAGACTTTAAATTTACTAACGTTTTTAGTTTAGAACTTAAAAAAATAATTTTTTTATGAGGTGATTTTTTATGAAAGAAAAAAATAATAAAAACATAAAAAAAACGTGGACAGAGGAAGAAAAACAAAAATTAAAACGTTATTCAGAAGATGTTAGAGTTTTATATTTACAAGGAAAAATTACTAGAGAAGAAGCTAGAGAAGAGCTAAAAGAATTTATAGAATTTTATAACGAAACTAGTAAAAGAATTGCAAAAAAATATGATATGAAACCGCATAAATTCTGCTTCGCCGCTTTCATGAGATAATTTTTTTAGTTAAATTTCCTATTTACTTTTTATTAAAGATATGGTAAAATGTAACTATAGTAAAAAAAGCAGTACTTGATTAAATTTTAAATTTACCACCTGACTCAGTTTTGGACCTACTCAAAACTGTTTTTTTATTTTTGAGGTGATTTGCATGGTGGCTTGGAAAATGTATTTTAGGATCAAAGATCCAGTGGCTTATATAACAGACTACAAACACATTTACACCGACAAATACAATTCAAAAGAAGTGGTAGAAAAATCAATTAAATACTGCGAAGAAAATAATCATGAATTTTTAAAAGTTTCCTATGATTATTCTTATTAAATAAACTCCGCTTTTCATTTTTTTAAAAACATTTTTTTATAATAGAAGGCGACAAGTATTTTTTACATGTAACCTCCTCATTTAACTTACAGAAAGTATCTTAAAAGCAACAAAAACGGCAAGGCGGTTGATATCTTATCAACTACCTTAAAGAAAACGCTCTTTGTTACACTTAAAGCAGAACTGACCCAAGTTTTACTTTGAACTTTTTCAGCTATCACGGGTTCTGGCGAAGAAAAAAATCTTTCTTTTAAAGAGCACAATAAATTCACACCCAAAATAACACTAAAAATTGCGTCTATTGTCAGGCGTGCTTTAGCGTAATTTTCGTTTGTTTCTGAGTTTAACATTTCTTTTATTTTTTCTATTGTTTCGTCGCTTATTTCTATTGATATACTGCTATTTTTTGAATTTTCAGCTTCATTTTCTATTTCGTCCACCTCTTCTTCGACTTTTTTCTGTTCTTCCGCTTTTTTCTTCTTTTTTTCTAAAGTTACGACTTTTTTAGAGGTAACTTTTTCATCTGGTTCAGCTAGACATGTTAAGCTTTTAGATAAAAATAAGTTTGTAAAAACCAAAAATATAGAAAAAACTTTTTTCATTTAAATACTCCTTTAAATAATAAAATTCAGCCCTCTAAGCGCCATAGAGAGCTTTTTACGTATCATTTTTGCTTTTTTGTGGTATAATGTAAGAGGTAACAGGGACTTGGATCAGTCTTTGTTAAACTTAATTTTAAGTGTTGTGGTTTTTCTCTCTATTTCTAGGGAAAAGCCAATTTTTTTGCACAAAAAATTCAGGATTTTAAAAAAGAATTCACCAATCGTCTTCAAAGTATCACCTCCTCCCATTAACAAATTTTCAGTTTGGGGGAGAGGGATAACTAACAAAGACAGTCCCTGTTACCTATTAGTATTATACCACACTAAGCCCTCTCTTTAAAGAGCTCAGCACCTATAAGTTCTCTTTTTCCACCAACTCAACTAAAATTCACCGTTAAAGAGTTCAGCTCTGCGATACAAAGAGAGTTGTTTGGTACGGATGAGGAATAATTCCTTTGCCAAACTACTAAAATTTCGTAATCATTTTGTTTAGAAAATGTTACAGTAGAACTTCCTGCGTTCAAAAAATCTCTTCCTCCGTCTACATAATCGCCGGAGAAAAAACTTGTAGTATACTGGCAAATATTGCCTTTTAGCACCGTAATTGTCGGAGTAACGTTTTTCATACTCTTTGGCACGTAAAAACTAAAATAGACGCCATCATTTCTAAAAAGCCCAGCACAATACACTTTTTTGCCTGTAAATGAATAACTTTCGCCACTTGAATAAAAAAGTGCAGCGTAAATATCTTCGTTTTTTATCTCTAAAGTGTTGTTGTTTGACGGCAAACAATTAACGCCAACTGAATATTTTTCAGCATCAAAAAAGATTAAAGGCGTGTATCTAGAAAGTGTTGCATAGTACGTGTTAGGCGAGTTAAAACGGTCATTTACAACCACTTTCACGTCCCAGTCATACGAACTATCAGCCACAAAAGTTGTCTCAACTCCGCTACTCAAAGTGCCAATATACGTGTATTCACTATCACTACGCTTTTTAGAGTAATACTCAACTGTCACAGCGTTGTGCCCATCAACAGAGGCAAAATTTGCATCAACTTTTATGAGCCCACTTGCACCATTACTAGACCTTTTAACTTCAACTGACGCCTCAGCCGGGAACCAGTCATAGATATCTACCTGTTTTTCTTTTTGTGTAATGAGCCCTCGACTATCTATAACCTCAAAAATTGCATTCAAAGAGGTTGCAGAGTCAACCGCACTTCCAAAACCCTCAGCAGTTGTATTTCCTAGAAAAAGCGGATATGTAACTTCGTTTAAAATGACATTAACAGCTTCTATTGTTGCGTGTTTTTGTGGACGTATACCAGTTGCATAAAAAAACGGATAAGACCTGTTCCTTACTATACGTTGATTATTTCCAGTTATTGTTAGCGTAAACGGGTCTCTGTCCTCATAATAGATATTACCTAAAGTTGGTGCGCAAATTGATTTATCTACACTGTAGTATCCGCCTTCTGTAGTTTTTATAGATTCATCTGAATACGTAACTTTAACACTGTACTGAGCCGATGCTGAAGTTTTTATGCTTTTGTAGAGCCTGTCTATTGTCACTTCGTCTATAAATCCTGTTAAAGTCCTGCCGTTTATAGTGTCATTGCTTATTATGCTTCCATCAGCCCCTACTAAATTTACGGTGATTTCACGTTCTAAAGGGTTGTAAAAACCTAAAGTCAGTTTTTCACCAATTGTAAAATCCGGAGTTTTATTGCAAAAAGGGTAATCATAGGTTGATATATCTAAAACTTCAGAAAAAATAACAGCGCCGTTTTTTTCGGCGCCTTTTAAGATTATTTTATATTCTGTGTTTGGCGTTAAGTCGTAAAAACTTAAGTAACCATCAATACCTGTTTGGTCAGTTAGTACATAACTTTGACCGTTATTTATTGAATACCAAAGTTTATCTAGACTGTTTTCAGAAACCCAATTAACACCTATATTTTCTTCGGTTCTAGTACTTAAAGTAGCAACTAAAGTGCCCAAAAATTTTACCTCCTAACTTAAATAAATTCCTGCACCGCTTGAATTTGTTAAAAATCTTAGTTTTTCGCCGACATTTAGCTCTTTAAATTCACCTTTTTTGGCAGAAATTTTGTCGTTTTTTATATCAATTAAAGTGTTTCCTTCACTGTCATATGCCGCAAAAAAGTGCTCTCTATTTGAGACAGCATGGTAATTTAGTACCCCATAAAACTCTATGCCGTCTTTTGTAAACTCTGCTAGAAGCTCATTTGCTCCATTAAAAAGCTTTATAGACCCTTGATGATTGTTAGCTTTTCCAAGAGTCACAACTCCCCACAGAACCTTTTTTAAAGGCGAAAAATTGATAGAGCCTCTAATATCAAGTATTTTTAAAAAAGTCCCATAAAGCCCGTTGTATGAAATACTTAGACCATTTTCATCAAACAAAATTACGTTTTGAGCAGCTCTTTTAGGTAATATATCTAGAATAAAAAGTTTGTCGCCTTCATAAATGATATTGTAACTATCTAAGATGTCCCAAATCTCGCCAGTGGAAGCAGCTAATTCATCGCTAAAAGAATTCATTAATTGATTTGTCTGTTCAGTTACTATCTCGTTTGTTTGATTATTTACATCAGCTAGAAGGCTTGACAAAGTTTTCTGAAAATTACCAAAGGTAATCTCTGTATACTTTTTAAGGATGCAATCATAATCAAAAGCCACAACTTCAGCCATCAGGTTAATGTTAAGCGGCTCATGAATTACCTCAATTGTGTCACCAATGTCGGTAATATTTTCTAAGTCAGCCCTTAGAGTGTACGTGATTTTTGGCTTGGAGTTTTCATCTAGATACTTTATACCTTGAAGCTCTAAATCTTCGACTAAAGCGGTCTTATAAGCCACCTCATCTGTATTTCCGTCTTCGTCTTTAAAATCTTCTTCGTCAATGTTATCCTGTGAAAAAGAAACAGTTTTAGTATATGGAACAGAATACTTTTGTGCAGAAGATAAATAAACACTTCTACCAGGGTCCAAATCATTTAATAAAATTCCGTCTTTTCCAACAGGTAAAAGTTTTGTTACAACATCATCCCAATTTTCTTCACATGATATTTCTTTTAAATTTTTTCTATATCTAATAACTACGCCGGTGTCAGTGCCAATATCTTGGTTTAAACTTATAGAAAAATTATCACGGACTAAGTGCCCTCCCCAACGCTCTCTAACTACTTCTAGAGCCTCAAAAAGCGAATTTCTAACACAGCGATAAGATCCAACAGAAGTAATATCAGAATAGGTCTTAAAAGGACTTGCAGGCTCGGTTGCTAAATTTAAGTGTTCCATGGCACCCGCACAGTCTTTATCTACAACATAGGAGTCTTTAATTAGATAATTTTTAGAGTCATAAAAAACATGCCAACATTTTGTTGAGATTTTGCTTTTTGTTTTAGAAACGTTTGTAACTCTAAACGCTTGCTCGCCTTGCGGTAAATTTACTACTAAAACAGCGTCCTCAATTATGTCATCAACGTAAATTAAAGGACACTCGAGTTCTAAATAAAAGTCGCCATTGTCTTCTTTATGCACCTTAGCTTTAGAAGCCTTTATGATTTTATCGCCGTTAGAATTAAAGACTTTGTCGGTAGATTTAAACAATTTAATCATTTAAGTCACCTTTTTATTAGTATTTATAGCCGAAAATGTAATGTATTTTTAATTTTTGTTCGTAAACATCTACAGCGTTGGCAGAGATAGAAAATTTATACGCGGCAACATAAGTTAAAGTTGACCCTGAAAGATTTACCTCCATAAAGTGATTCACACAGCTTATCGGACCTGTCTCTCCAAGTCGAAAAACGCGGAGCGTATACCTATAAGTTGTTATATTTGGCAACATCGCCAATTCGGAATAATTGTATGAAATTTCGTTATAAACTTGTGGATTCGAAACGGCAAAACCAATCTTTTGATAGTTCTGAATAGAATCGCTCAGCGTAATAGTTGTAGGTTCTACACCTTCTGCAGAAGAAAAAAGTGTAAATCTTCTAGGTATAACACCGTCTGAAGCGCCCGTTCCACCTTGACTAACCGGCAAAACACCTGAAAAGTCTGTAAGTTGAGTTGGTGTATTTATTAAGTCTGTATAAGATCCTGAAGTTGCGACTGTTGAAAAGTTTGGAACGTTTGTTAAATCTGTATAAGATCCACTAATAGCAACCTCGGAAAATTGTGGTTTATTGCTTAAATCTGCATAATCATTCGTAAAACAAACAGCACCTAAATCCGCAGTGTCTGCTTTTCCGGAAAGTGCAGTGTTTAAGTCAGTTTGACTTGATAAATCGCCTGAAATATTTCCCCAAGTCGAGCCACCTGGGTCTCCTTTTTCTCCCTTTAACATTAAAATTTTAGTTTTTAGTTCCATTTTTTATCCTCCTTTAAGCATCTCTACGCCAACAATAAGCTACAATATATGGCGGCATGTTATTGTGGGACCTGCTTCCACCTTTAGTCCCTGTAAATGAATAGTAAAAAGGGTAGGCATATCCATGCCCCGAAGCAGGGCCTTCATTAGACTCCATGGGGCCTCCGTAGGCATAAAAAGATTGATCCATTATGCATCTGTGGTCGTGACTTGGCATTTCTTGAATTGTTAATAAGTGATCGACTTCACCGCCAGTATCACCACTTGCATAGTCACCACCTGCAGCAAAGATAAATTTATTCGTAATTTGCGTCCAAGTTCCAACACCAAACAAAGTTGCAGGGCTTGTAGAATTTGAGTTCCAATAATATGAGCCAACCGGATAGATTAAGTCAATAATACTAGTATTTGTCGGTATTGACGGTTTGTTGGATAAATCAGCATAAGAGCCACTAGTAGCAACGGTCGCTAAGTTAGGGGTCCCTGTTAAATCGGAATAAGCACCACTTGTCGCAACCGTCGCCAAACTTGTACTAGCCACAAAGTTACTGTCATTTGTTAAGTCACTAGTTTTAGTCGGTATTGTTGGCTTGTTGCTTAAATCATTATAAGACCCGGAAGTTGCAACGGTCGCTAAGTTAGGGGCCCCTGTTAAATCAGAATAAGCACCACTTGTAGCAACCGTAGAAAGACTCGAAACATCAGCCTTTGTTTGGAATTCAAGTTGTAAATCCGTTTGATTATTGATGTTTCCAGTTATCCTTCCCCAAGATATATTAATATTTATATCACCCGTTGGTGTGGTAATTTCAGGCAAAAGTTCTAAAACACCTCTAAAAATAGTGAAAACATCGTCATTTTTGATGATTTCCAAATCATACCAATATTGACCAGGTTCCAGAAGTGCCGTGTCATCTGGATCAATCCTGACCACATATTGTTTTTCAGCTCTTTGTGTAATTCCACTATTTAAAGATTTTTGAAAAAGGTAATTTTCGTCTTGTGAGTTTCTTTTGCAAGAAAAGTATGCAGCGTCTAGGTTTTCCACACCCTCAAGTTCAAAGCCAAAACTTTCTGTATCGCCTTTGACCATTTTTATATTGTATGTCGTAAAATTTGACATTTTTACCTCCTTTAAAGCCAACGCGAATAGTCATCAACTACAATTTTTTCGACTATTCCGTCATAATTTATAGTATTTACGCCGGATTTTAACTCAAAATTGTCATAATTTCCTGTCACCAGACGGTTTTTTAAAGCGCCGTCTTTAACAGCTTCAAGTTTTGTTGTGTCAATTGTTATGTATTCTTCGAGCCCTAAAGTTACAAAAAAAACATCTTTCCCATTTACGCCTAAAGTAATGTCACCAACACCATGAATTGTAATTTTAGGCAAAGAATACACATTACCTTTGTTTATTATTGATATTTCATTTTCTTCCACTAAAGTCAATTTTATATAGAGACTAAAATTTACTTCAAAACCCTCAGGTATATTGACGTAGATGTTGTTAAACGGCTTAAACGTGTCGTAAGTGACTGTTGTAGAAACGGTAGAATTGTCAAAAAGATTTAAAGGAGCGTCACCGAAACAATAACTAAAGGCCAAAGAATCATTAACTAAAGAACTTTCACATCCTTCAGTATTACCACTTGAATAAATATCCAGGCGGTAATTTCCAGCATCTAATTTTAAATTTTCTATAGGAACAAAAAATGTAATATTTTGCGTGGAAGTGCCCTCGAAAGTCAACACACCGTCATTGCAAGTTGCAATCACACCGTTTTTTTCAGCATAGTAGTCTATGAATTTAATTTTTTGCTCTGCGCCGTTAAATTTTAACTCTTTTTCAGTTAAGCACTTTTTAAAGGGTTGAACATGCATTGTGATAGTCGCAGTTTTAAAGCGAATCAGCCGGTTAAAATCAATCTGATTAATAATTTTATATTCGTAAACCATGGAAGGTTCGTTTGAAAAAGTTACAGTGCCTTCAGAATTTAAAAAGCCTATAACTTGGTCCACCACTGACTTGTCAGTTATTCCTATATCAAAAGATTTGTCGTATGCAGAGTAACCTAAGTCCGTGATTATGTCACCATCTCGACCATCTATTTCCTCAATATCTACACGCATTTTCGGCTTTGTTATAGGTGGTAAATTTTGAATTATCAGACCGTTTATAGTTTGACTACTAACTCCGTTTAAAATTATGTGCGGAAACATCTTGCCTCCTTTTTGTTGATTTTTTACGCATAAATTGCCTTGCTAACAGTTTTTCTAATAAATCTGCCCATGTTTTCGTCATCCATTTCTACAGTCATACCAGAAAGTGCCTCTTTAAAGGCGTCAACAGTCTCTGTATAAGTAAACTTTTCGTAACCATCTATCCCAGTTACTTTTTTAGAATTTAAATTTCCTTCTACATTCCAGCTAGTAGGTATCGCGTTTTTCATCTCGCTAGTTACATTTTTCATTTCATCTGAAAACCCAACACCGATACCTTCAGCCAAAGGTTTACCAACTTTGTCCCTAAAAAGTTTTGACGGAGAATTAATACCAAACAAATGCATTATGAATTGTGTAACATTTCCGACCCATTCAGAGATTTTGTTTTTAATCCAGTCAAAGCTATGAATTATTCCATCCCATATACCTTGCACAATTCCAACGCCAATATTCCAAAGTTTTCCAGGAAGCTCCCATAAATACTGTAAAATTGCGCCTGCTAATTTTCCAGCCGCTTCCACCACAGATCCGATACTAGAAAGTAAACCCTGGACTAAAGCCCCCACAAGTTTGACGCCGGACTGAATCAATTCAGGGAGTTTCTGTATTAACATACTCACAAGTTTAAATATAATCTCCGGCATCATCATAATAAGTTTTGGCAAAGCTTTAATGATTCCCTCTATCAGCGAAAAAATAATTTCTACACCCGCTTCTAGAACAACTGGTAAGGTATTTATGGCGTTTTCAGCAACGTCTAAAATAATTTCAGGGATCATGTCTATTAAATTAGGTAAAGCCTCTGATATTCCTTTAATTAAAGTTGTGATAAGTTCCCAAGCCGCTTTAGTTATTTGTGTTAGATTTTCAAACCACATATTAGATAAATCTGTGATAATTTTGGGCATCATTGCTATTAATTGTGGCAAAGACTGAGTTATACCTTGGATTAAAGCAAGTATAATTTTCAAACCGACATCTACCAGTGTTGGTAAAGCAGAAAGCAAAGCCGAAAGAATTTGTGGTATTAAACCCGAAAGAGCGTCTATGATGCGAGGTAGAACGTCTAATATGGCATCTAAAGCTGTCGATATTGAATCTATTAATATTGGTAAAGTCTGTTCTATTAAAGGTGGGATCTCCTGAACTAACTTAGGAACAAGCTCACTTAACAATCCGCTCGCTAGTTGTCCCATTCCTTGAATAACATTCTTAATAACGGGAATTAAATTGTGACCTAGTGTCATCACACTATCGACAAAATTATTTATTAACGGCGTTAAATCTCCGCCGCTCGCCATCCCAGTCAATAAGTTTTGCCATGAGGCTTTCATAGCGTTAGTCGAACCCTCAATAGTTGTACTTGCTTCTTTTGCCGTCGTTCCCATAATCCCCATTCGTTCTTGCGTTCTATTTATCGCTAAAATCATCTGGTCAAATGGAACATTTTTTACAGTCTCAGCCGTGACCTCCATGCTGCCGCCTAAAACGCCGGATTCATTAATCAAGCGAGCCATCTCAGCTTGAGTGCCTCCGTAACCTAGCTTGAGGTTATCCAACATCGTGAAATTGCCTTTCGCAAAACCCTGATATGCGTTTTGGATGCTCTCCATGTCTGTCCCGAATGTATTCGCATTGTCAGACATGTCTTTAATCGCTATATCTGCTATCTGAGCGGCTTTCGCCGTGTCACCATTCAAACCAGAAATTAGACTTGCGCTAAAAGAAGTGACGGTGTTCATGTAATCATTCGCGCTCATCCCCGCGCTTGCGAACCCGTTGTTCGCATTATCGATAACGGTTTGAAAGTCATCGCCGAATAATTTTTTAACACCGCCTTCTAGTTGTTCAAACTCGGTAAAATTCGCGACGGCTTGCTTCCCTAAGTTGACTAAACCGCTTCCTAAATTTTTAAGCCCGTTTAGAACATTATTAATAACTTGAGTTCCTAGATTAGCTAAAATTCCCTTAAACACGGTAAAACCGCCGTTTCCCGCTTCTTCCGCCTTTTTGCCGGAATCCTCTGTCTCTTTTCCTAAGTCGTCGATAGCTTTAGTCGTTTTGTTTATCGCCGTCTCAGATTGATTTAATTGAGTTCTCATTTTACTTAAAGAAAGTTCATTTTGGTTCTGACGATCTGTCGCGTTATCAATCGTTTTAGAAAGGTCATCTACAACTTTTTGTTGATCTTTGTATTCTTTCGAATTTTTTCCTAGACTTTGACCTATCTTTTCAAGCTTTTCTTTTTCATAATCACGGGCGACTTGCAGTTGAAAAATTTTTTCTTTGTTTTTTTCGTATATTTTCAACATATCGTCATAGGAAGTTTTTAAATTGTTATATGACGTTTTTTGTTGAGCTAAAACACTATTTAATTGATTTGCGGCGTTTCTAGTCGCTTCCATTGACTTGTCACTATTATTAAAGCTAGTCGTGATCGCAGTTAAACTGCTTCCTGTCTCACTTAAACTTTGTCTGATTTGTTGTAATGCTTTTTTGTATTCATCTTCTCCGGTGAGTTTTATAACGCCGCCAAAATTCCCCGCCATCTTATCACCCCTTTTTTAGAACCATTCCTCGTTTTGCTGAATTTTTTTAAAAAGCTCCGAGTAAGTTGTATTAGATTTTTTTAATCTCATCTCAACATCAAAATCATTTTTATAATGCTGATATAATTTATTGAACATCCGAAGCGTTAGTTTTCCAGTCTCAAAAAAAGACAAGCTTAACTTAGTTTTGCCGATAAAATATATCCAGGAGAAGTCAATGACCGGATTTTCTTCGTCTTCATCCTGGATTATGCGTTTTTTTCGTCACTTTTTGTACTTTCTACCACGGTGTTATTTAAAGCCCTTGTCGCAGACTGTAAACCAATACTCGTAATCATTCTCCCAACTTGCTTTAAAGTCAGCGGTTTTTCTTCTGCGTGTTTTTCCTCGTTTTCCATCTCAATTCCTTCGTTTAACATCGCCGTAAAACCATAAATGACAGCTTTCGCATTCGGCTCGCCAGTCGACCCATCCGTTAATTTCCCCCATTTACTTAAAGACCCGTACTCTTCTTGTATTAATTCCATGACATTTAAATTGAAAACTAACTTATATTTTTTGCCGTTATATTCTATCTCGCTGTTAAAATCTTTCATGTTAAAACCTCCTGATATAAAAAAAGGAGCGGAATTTTAAATCCGCTTTTTTCTTTAGTTAGTTAAATTTGTCCAGACTGCATAAATTGTAATATCCCCCTCGGGCGTATAAGGACTTGTAACATCAGCCGTTTCGGCATCCGAAGTCGTCGCCCATCCATTAAACGTTTTTCCTGTCGGCGCCGTCAAACTAGACCCATTATTTAATGTTACTGATTCGCCCGCCGTAACTGTCGCCGGTGATATAGTTCCTGTTCCTCCATTAACGTTATAAGTTATCGTGTAAGTCGTTGATGGAGCGGCCATCAAACTTTCTAGATATGTAATCGCATCTGATTTAGTACTAAACGTTTGAGCGACAGACCAATTCCCGTTTTTAAGCGCGGAGACTGTTCCTTCAATTTCTGTAGTCGCAAACTCTACACTTTCACCTTTAGTCGAGTTTTCTGCGCTCGGCTCGGAAAATTTGACTTTGTATAAAAATTCGACTTTATATTTATAAACGCCGTTGACCATCTTCGTGACAACACGTCCTAGTCCAACATAAGGAGCTGTGTCTTCGATGTTTCTTGTCATTATTCCTGCTTCGGTAATCGTGTGTCCGAGCAACGCAGCCATCGTTTGTAAATCATCTTCGTCAATTCCCATAGTTACTGTTCCGCTCTGAAAACTAGTATCACTTTCTGCTAGCGTGTCGTCTGCATATAACATCGCACTATTACTTGTGATACTCACATTACAAGATACGGCTTTTCCGGGAGTTTGTGCTCCCGCATAAATCGGTGTTCCATCTGCACCTTCTGTTAGTGGTGAATACCTGAAATTAGTCAAACCTATTTTAGCCATCTATTTCTTCCTCCCTTAAAAAAGCAAAATTTAAAGTTTTATGGTAATATCCCGTGTCGGTTTCATAAAAATCAGCACTCGACTTACTCGGCTGCCAAATGAAGCCGTTTTGTTTTAATAATTTTTTTACACTTTCTATAATTTTTGTGTAATTCCCCTTAGAATAAATATCAAAGTCATAATAATCCACGTATCCAATTAAATCATCGTCGCCGCTTAAAGAATTATCTGCGTCGACTTGCTGATATGTGATATACGATTTCTCGTGACCATCATATATAAGAAATTTTACTGGAATTGTCTCGCCATCAACCGTGAAATCAGTAAAAATCGTTTTTATCAATTCATTCATCTAAAATTCCACCACTCGCTTTTTTTGCTCATCTAACATCGCTTTTTCGATTTGATCCTTTTTAAAAGATTTTCTAAAAAACGGCTGCTTAACAAACTTGCCGCCCCGACTTTGCGCACTTCTACCATGTTCAAACACGTTCGCGACAAGCGGAGCCGGTGTTCTTACACCGTTTTTATTTATAAAATATCCATTTATAATGATTTTGGTGTTTATTCCACCATCGCTCGGTGTTCTATAAGTTTTAGTTAATTTTATGTTGTTCATAATATTGCTTCCATGCCAACTTCTCGGAACATTAGATTTCACGGTGTTTAAAGTAACTTGTGCTCCAGCCCTGGTCATTCGTCCAAAAATGTCAAACGTGTTTTTATAAACTTCTTCTATTTTTCTTATTTCATCTTGAGGAATTTTTACCTCAATTTTCGCCATCAATGGGTCACCTCTTTGGCTTGAATTTCTAGCTCCACGTTTTCTTCGTTTATATTATTTAAGTACTCAATTGTATAAATTTTTCCATTAAATTCTACTAGCATATCCCTGGTAATCTCTGTGATTGGATATCTGATTGTGAAGTTAGTAAACGCCTTTTCAAAGTCACTCCCGTTAGCGATTAAAGTAAATCCTTTAGTCGTTTTTACATTCGCATGAGGTTGAAGAATTACCGTTTTTTTAGTCGTTTGAAACCCTTGTTCATCCTCCACAACTTGAGTTTGATAAATTGTGATTTTTTTGTTGTATTTTCCTGCGTTTATCATAATAAATTCACCGAATGCATGTTTAGAATGGACTCTATTACATTATTTAAATTCTGTTTATCGACATATAACGCCCGGTTGTCCCACATATCTTGACAAAGGACAAAGACAACTATCACAAAATCTTGATAGCTGTCTAATTCTTCAGCAGTTCTCCCCGTGTATTGCATAATATAAGTTTTAGCGACGTTTAACATTGCTGAAATTGTATTTATATCTGAGGAACTTAATTCGCTTAATCTTAAATAATCAGCGATGTCTTGATAAGTTATATCACTCACTTTAAAAATTTCATTCATCCTGAACCACCGACACTTACAACCACCTGTGCATACTGTGACACGTCATATGTCCCGTCTTCTGTAATATCTAGGCTTCCAGAAGGTCCTGGAACTGCTACACTTGCAGTCGCATATTGCGCAACATCAATGTTTGTGCCGTTTTCAGTAATCTCAATATTTCCAGTCGGCACTGGAACTGCAACGGTTGCTGTCGCATAATCAGCAATATCAATATTTGTTCCATTTTCTGTGAGTTCTATGTTGCCGGTTGGTTCAGGGACTGCCACGTCTGCTTTCGCATATTGTGCAACGTCAATATCTGTGCCGTTTGCAGTAATTGTTTTAGTCCCTGTCGGAGTAATCAAAGTGTATTCTTCGACTAAACCTTGAGAAATCATTTCTGCGCCTGTCTCACTTGTAGTTTCAAAAACTGCTCCACTCGAAGGCGAAAAAAAGGCGCCGTTTAAAAAACGCGTAAACGGCTTTAGAGCTTTTACAAACATTATTTTTTACCTCCTTTTTTAGTTTTTACACCGGGTTTGCTTTTTTCGATTTTTACGTAAGGCATTATATATCCGGCTTTAGTTAAGTCTTTAATTAAAGACTGATCTGTCAATTCACGGATTTCGTCTTTAGCCATGCTAATAGCTCCGCTAAAGGAGTTTAGCGCTTTATATTTCATAAAAAACCTCCGTCTTAAGCAGAAGCCATGACCAACTTCGCAATTTTTTGAGCGTCTTCAACTTTAGAATCAAACTCAAACCAACCAATCACACCGATGGCGTGTTCATCTGCATATTTTTCGCGCAAAACTTCAATGCTGAGTTCTTCACTAAATTTAGTCGCAAGACCTCTAAAGTCGCCATAGAAGATCGCATTTTTTCCAGCAGCCATATCAGGCATGTTGTCAGAAACATATACAGGTTTGCCTAACAGAGTGGTGCCAAACGGGCTCGAGACGTCATCGTTCAATAGATAATATCCAGTCGTAGCTTTCAAAAGTCTTAGAGCCGTTCTAGTAGCAGGAGACATAATCCACATGGCATTGTCTTGGAATTCATCTTTGACTCTATCATGCAGTTGCACAACCTCATCAGCTGTTATAACCGTCTGCGATGCGGCTGTTATATAGTTTGTTAAACCATAAAGACCTAAAACTTTTGATGGAGTTGAAGGCGGATTGCCAGGTGTTCCGTTTAATAGCTCATTTTCTATAAATCTTTTTATAGCATAAGCCATTTCATCAACTACGAAAGCTACAATATCAAACTGAGAATTGTTAATTAAAGACCTGGAAATTTTTGTCAAAGCACCTGCCAGGTAACCTGTTAAAGTAATTGAATCAAATTTTCCGGAAGAACTTGTTAAAGCCGAAAATTCGTCTTTGTAAGCCACTGTAATAGTTGTCGTGTCAACATCATAGTATGGGAGCTCTAAAGTGCCTTTAACATTGTATTTAGTTGACCTCTCTAGAATAGGACAAATATTGTAGACTTTTTTGATTATCCTGTTAGCAATTGTAGTTGGAACAACTGCGCCATTATCATCGAAAGTCATATTTGTACGCTCATTAGTAACTCTACCTCTAAGAAAATCCTCGAAAGCCCGGGTTTCTTTAACTTCCTGACCACATTTTGCGCGTGTATCTTCGCTCATTTCCTCGCTTCCTTTTTCCATATTTTGGGATTCAGGCTTTTTACCATTATTTCTGCCTTCACGGTCAAAAAAGTCGTCTAAATCTAAAGCCTTAACAATTTTCCGAACATTGTCGCGTATTTCTGCTAATTCAGCCATCTCAGCATCAGTTAATTCTCTTTTCTCAGCCTTCGCCTTGTTCAAGGTTTCTTCAGCTCTTGTGATTAAATCATTTTTCTTTTCCATTAATTCTTTTTGGTTCATTTTTTTAAAATCCTTTCATTTCTTTAATAATATTTTCGTACTTTGAATAATCAATCTGAGCAGCCTCTTTTAATTGTTCTGGTTTTTCCTCAGCCGGGGGCTCCACCGGCTTGTCTGAGGATTTTTCTTCTCTAAGTTCTTTTATCACCACCTTGTCAATAAACGGCTCACTTCTAAATTGAATTTCATTATTTTCACTTCGGGCCGTTATTAAATTTCCTTCGTAAGCCGGCTTCGCCGCTCTGTCTAAAATTGATACTTCATACAAATCCATCTCTTTCACGGCTCTAACCGGCATATCATGTTCCACGGTGTTCTCAACATCTAGGTCCGAAAAACCGAACGACCATCCCACAAGGTCACCGCGCCGGGCTTTTTCTATAACTTCTTCATCAGTAATCTTAGCCCGGGCTTTCAGACCAATGTTGTCTTCCTCCAGTTCAAGGTTTCCTTGCTTGGTCGAACCTAAGTCGCGGTCCCAGTTGTGATTTAAGAGGATATGTATGTCTTCATTTCTTTTGATCGCATTCTTGAAAGCGCCCTTGCAAATTCTCTCTATAAACTGTCCCATTCTACTTTTTAAAGGTTTCGAATTTCTTTCTACGGCGTTTACATATCCCTCTATCTCAACATGGTCTTGTCGAATATTTACATTCATTTCATCACCTCCTTTTTAATCAACAAAAAACCCGGCTTGCATAAGTCCAGGTTTTAGAATTGATTTTTTATATAAAATTTTTTAATATATATAAGCCGTTAAGACATTTTTCAGCAACAGTCAGTTAGATGTTTAATCTGACTGATTTTTTGTTTTTTTGTAGTATAATAGAAGCAGCAAGGGTTTTCACCTTAATCTTTGTGAATTATTATAATTGTTGAATTATTTGAATGGATGTGAACTCCATTCTTTTTTATATTTCGAATTTCATTTTTTAAAACTAAATAATTCATAAAGAACTATTACCGCTTTCCTCGAAAGCCGTGTCAACTTCTTTTGCCTCTATCAAGTTTTGTATTTTTTCGTCTGTCATGTCTGCAGTAGAGTTAGTATTCGGCGTGTAATACTGATGTGTATTAATGTCATATAAAACCGCTCCGAGCCCGACATTTACAACATCCAGCCCTTCTATGTACTCCATGTTTTCAGCTTTTCTAATTTCGTTAATTGTCATAAAACTGCTTTCTTTCGCAAGTTTATACGCCTCATAACGCTCTTTTATATTCGCCTTCACAATTTCTTTTACATCAAACTCAAAGAAATAATTCTTCTTCTCTTTTTCCAATAATAAATCTCTATTTAAGGCTGTTTCGAATGCTTTAACTATCGGATAGATAGCTTGCTTAAACGTGTCGTAAAAATCGTTTTGAATGTGGAAAATATTATTTATCTCGTCTTGCAAAGTTTTTTTACTTTCGTTTAACTGCATCTCAACCGACGAATTACTTGCCTCCTGAAACTCAAGACCATTATTTAAGACAACGACATTGCTCTCGTTGTTCGCGTAGAGATTTTGCCAGGCGTTTTTTAAGACATTTATTTCATCTTGACCAAGTTTTCTTACGGATTTTAAAAAACCTTTTTTGTTCCCGCCGCTCTTAACTAGACCTAGCTGATAGAGGAGTGTTTGATAAGCCGTTTCTAACGCTTTCGATAATTCGACTGTTAAACCGACACCGCTCGACCCGTCTTTTGTCTTTCGTAACAGTTTAATAAACTCGTAAGGTTTGTATTCTTGTCCTTCGACTAGAATTACATAATCCTTAAAGATTGGCTGAAAGTTTTTCATTATAGTTATGTAAATTTCTTCGACATAAAAAAGGCCCGTGACTTGGTTTCTGTATCTCCGGATGTAAGCATATCCGCCTTTTCCTAGTAAATAATCCTCAACCATCGCCTTTTTAAACTGGAAGGCGTCTAGTGTGTCCCCTGTGTCGCCGTTTAATAACTTAACTCTACTGTCACCATCTAACGCCTCTACTTTTCCTTGCTTATATTTATACAATTTTACCGGCATCGATGCGATTATGTTAGAAATAAAATCAACCGCCCCGGCGACAGCCGGCAAAGTCATCGCTTTATCGCGTGTTATGGTTTCCCCTTTCATTAAAGCACTCAACAAAACATCATCAACCGGCGGAGTTATTGGAGTGGATGGGGTGTCGCTCGTGTTCGTTACACCCCTTTTTTTAAAAAACTTAAACCTCATAATATTTCACCGCCTCTATCTTCGAAGTTTCTCCTTTTTTTCTTGTCCAGACTACTAGTCCTCTGATTGCTAAAAGAAAATAAATAAAAAACAAAGTCATCTGAGCATATTCCCCGATGACAGCAAAACGGATGGTCATGTATAAATTAGAAACCATCCAAAAAACAAAACCGAACTTGTTCTTTTCGGCGTTTATAATTGTCCCCACTAACGCGACTGCAGACATCACCCATGATAAAACGCCCCAAATCATCTATTGTCGCCTCCTTTTTAAAAAGTTTGAACTGTGAAGTCCATCTGATTTAAAAATACATCTTTCTCTAGTAAAAACACGGCGTTTATTAAACTAACAACCATATCTACTTTCCCGCTAGATTTCTTTTTGTTGACGTATTGATTTTTGTTTGTGTCATACACACATCGAGCATTCTGAAAATTAATTTCTAGTAACTTGTTCTCAGTGTATTCAAATTCTTTATTTAATATTTTTTCTTTTAATAGTTTTGTCGGGGGGTGGAGGATGTTGGAATGTTGTTTAATTTCAACTAAGTTGTATCCGGCGTTTTCTAATTTTTGTGCAGTTGATAAAGCATTCCATCGGTCATAACCAATCGCTTGAATCTGGACACCATAATCTTCCTCTAAGTTTAATATAAAATTTTCAACTGCCGTGTAATCTATCACTCGGTCGCCGCATGCGATTACTTTTTTTGTTTTTGTTAATTCTAAATAATTAACTTTCTCACTAACTGATTTTTCTACTATCCGCCCCGCCGGAATAAACGCAAAACTTTCAGCTAAAATATTATTATTGTCGTCAACCGTGACCATGGACACACTTGTGTTATCACTTGTTTCCGATAAGTCTAAAGAAACATAAACGACACGCCCGCTCCAGTTAATATTCGCGACCTTGCACTCCTGAACATCTTTTACATCGATGTATGATTCTGTTCCGACGCCCTGATAAACGACATTGCAGTGTTTAGTGACAAAATTTTCCCGCGCGTTTTCAACCGCTATCGCATAAGCTCGTTTTTTTATTAAATCGTCCCAAATCTCCGGAATCTCAAGCGCGACAGGATTTCCTTGCTGCATGATTAAATCGTTTGTTTCCCATCCTTTAGTTTTATCCGGCTCGTACAATAAACTAAATCTTGTTTCGTCTTGCTCAAGCCCGTCTAAAACTTTTTTGGAATAAGCGACCTCGTCTTCGAATGGGTTGTCAATTGTCGGATATTTAGTAGACACAATAAATCCGAGTTTATTTAGTATATTCAGCTGTCCAGACCGCATCGCCTCTATCGCATAGTTTGAAGGCAAGGCCCCGACTTCATCTGCAATGAAAGCATTCGGTAAACGCCCATCCATTCGACTAGTTGAATAGGAGAGGGGAATGTACTGAATTTGTGTCGGCTTGAATAAAATATAATCTCGTAAAATCTTAAATCTTTTAAAACTTTTATACTCATAAATTAACGGGCTTGAGCGGAGTGTCTCGCTGATAGCCTCTCTTATCTCCCGCGATAAAGCCCCGTCCGGAGCGACAGAATAAAATTTACTGAATTGCGGCTCAGTTAAAAAAAGTAAAATAAACGTCGTCGCTATCGTGTATGTCTTAAAATTTTTTCGGCAAATCTCTAAAACGCCGGTTTCATATCTTCGTTTGTTTAGATTGTTTCTATAGACAGTACATAAAACAGCTGTATAAAAAAACCACTGATAACCAGTCGTACACTCAAAAAGCGTCTTCCCGGCTTTAAGGCCTTTCGGCATAATCAGCAGTTTTAATATATTTTCTAGTTGTCTTACTTTCTTTTCACATAAGACATATTTTTTATTTTTTCCCTCGCATGTTTTCATGAAATCTTTCATCTGCTTTTTGACATACGAAGGCGTAGTCCTTCGACTAACCGATTTTTTGCAAAAATCGTAAGCTCTATTATTAATCGTCTTCATTTTCACCGTTTATCATTTTCATTAATGGATCTAGTTCTTCTGTACTTTCTTCAACATTAAAACTTTTTATAATTCTAATAAGAGTAGCGACTGTTTTATTCGCGCTATCGGTCGTTTTGTTATATTCAGCGACCGCGGGATTGGAATATAAATTTTTCCGGCCTTTCACGTATTCTTTACTAACTAACATCCCCTCTTCTTTCATCGTTTTTTCTAGCTCATTTAGAATACTTAACTGAACTTGATATCGCTTAAATGTTGTAATAAAAAAGAAATTCGATTGGACGCCGCTTTCCTCGGCAATCCTCATTATTTCTTTTGCTTGCTCATTTAAAGTTAACTTTTTTTCCATTCTTTTCACTCCATTCATGTATTCCATATAACGCAAATCCAAACTGAGTTAAATCTAAAAAAGCCCGACCAAAAGTCCGACTTCTTATGTCTAGTATCAACCAAAAAATTTCACAAACTGACCAGATATAGAAACAAGCAACTTTTTTCTTGACGTTAAAAATACTCCCCGAAAGCGATAAAGCTGTCAAAATCCAGGTAATATCAAAACTAAACATTAATTCTTTGCTCCTGGAAAACTTCTATGTTATCGAATTTTTGGTCTGCGTTCGCAAAAATTATATTTTTCGCAAAAATTTTAACGATATCATTTAAAACCGCATTCTCATTATATTCTGTTGCTTCATCAAGATTATAAACGGCGATAAGCTCTTCATCTGGATAAGCGAGCTTTAAACAAAAAATTGTTTCACCGCTCCCTGTCGGGATATAACACGATGGCAAAGATAATCCTAAGTATTTTTTATACTCCGCAGCTATCTCAATCATTAACTCCATCGGTAAATGACCGCTTGTCGCATCAAAATATCCATAAAACTTTTCCGCAACCTCACTAGGTCGAAACCACCGGTTTGGAATTAAATCCCCCATCGGACTAATGTCAAGAACGTTAAGACCGACATTTTTTAACTCCCGGCTCGCATTCCCGCAACTGAAACATACAACTCCTCTATACCCTCTTTTTTCAATAAATTTTTTTATCACCGCCGCTCTGATTTTTTTATGCGGAAACCTCAAAAGTTTAACTTCCGATGTCAAGTAAATTTTCCAACCTCTTTTCTAACGGGAGTTTAGCGGCAAACCAATCCGGTCTGTCGTATGTCTTTGAAGTGTTTAATATGTCCCAACAGTGATCGTAAAATCTAGCGTTCTTTTTAATATGTCTTGTTTCTACTAGCAAGATATATTCGATTGCGCACTTATAGCAAGAACCACATCGGCCTTGCAATAAATTGACGTTGTACTTCGATATGTTTTTTTTGTGTAAATGTTCTCTAAATCTTAACGGTGAAACACAACTCGAGACATTCACAAGCGAATTATAATGATTCTTATAGAGCCAATCGAACCGTTTGTACTTTTTGTCCTCTACATCTATAAACATCAATTCTGCTTGCGGGAAGTGTTTTTTAACGCCTTCCCAAAAATATTTATTTACTTCCTCTGAATCCGTGATTGTATATCCGGTGATAGCATCACGCAAGGGACTAGTCCAGTCACATCCTAGAGCATACCGGTAAATTCCTTTTTTGATACCTAAATTGAGCATAGTTGATAAGATAAGCTGATTTTTAAAAGGATTGTCTGGAAAGGTTTGTGAAGGAACCTTCATTTTTATATTTAAAAAATTCGCTTGAGCTTCTCTTGCGATTTTTTTTGCTTGTTTCGCTTCTATTTTTGCGGAACTTTTATTCAACCCGTCAACATAGACAGCCGTCACATCATAACCATCGTCAATTAAACGATGCATAAAATAAACACTATCTAATCCACCGCTCAAACCGATCATTACTTTTTTGTTCTCTTTAATATCGCCGATAGTAAATTTATAGTTTACTCCGCTCACTTTGGACTTCCAGCCGATTTTTTTGACAACGGCTTCCGATATGTTTACATAATCATCCGGCACTCTTATTAAAGGCTTTTCGTGCAAAAAAGCGGCGTATAACATAATCCCCATGTCAAAGAATTTTTGCTCATTATTCCCCGGCATCTAGCAATTCCTCGTCCGTGTATTCTATCGGCTTGAACTTTTCGACGATATTTGAAGGATTTCCCTTATAAAAAACTAGAACGTTTTGATGTCGTTTTACAATCTTTCTTGTTTTCATCGATATGTTTGCTCTTATCGGAGCTGTCCCTATCGATGTAGCAAGAATAATTTCGTTGTAAAACTTCCATCCAATTTCGTTCATTACCCGAATATTATCAGGAACAAATCCTCTGTATATTCCAGTTTTTTTGTCTCTTATCTCGCCGACTTTTAAAACTAAAAAACTATCCTCCTTGAGCTTGTCATAACACTTCTGGAAGATGTTTTTATACTGTCGCATAAATTCTTCGTAATGTCCTAGACTGCTTAAGTCTTCTTTACTATAAACTTCTAAATCATAGTAAGGAGGGCTCGTAAAACATAAATCAAAGTCGTTTTCTTTAATCAATGTGTTTATATTGTTGCTATCGCCACAAACATACTCAACATCTTTATATTGTGCGACTTTAGACCGATTTACATCGACTTGGTCTCGTCTTATTTCAACCGCTCTATAAGATAATCCTAATTCCCCCGCGACAACTCCCTTAGTTTGTTCACCTCCAAACGGGTCTAAAATTTTTCCGCCTTCTGGACAGAACCAGGTGTATACAATTTCTGCAAGAACGGGGTCAAAGTTACTTGTTCCTTTTCCAATTGAATTGTAGATACTATTCTTTGAGTTTGTTGAGGTAAGACCAAATTCACCATCTCTTGTTTCGGATAAATTTCCCGTTTTTTTCAACCACTCTTTTTTTCTGTTTTGCCATCTTGCACTAGTTGAATCAAGTATAGAAAAAGGCGGCACGATGAAGCGAGCAGCTAGAGTATCTTTTTCTCGGTGATCAAGTTTATCATAATAACTGCCTAAATCAATTTCTATGTCTTCAAACCCGAAAGGCGTCATATCAAAGTCGATGTTTTCAAGCTCTAAATTTAATTTATCTAAATCCCACGTCGCAATCTCGCCGACTTTGTTGTCAGCCAGTCGAAAAGCTTTAATCTGGTCTTCCGTTAAATCGTCTGCTCGAATACACGGCGCTTTTTTAAGACCTAATTTTTCACAAGCCTTTAATCTTGTGTGACCAGCAACTATGACATTATTTTCATCTATAATTATCGGAACTTTAAAACCAAACTCTTTAATCGAGTTAGCAACATAATCGACAGCCTCATCATTGTGTCGAGGATTGTTTTCATAAGGAATAATGTCGCTTAATTCAAGGTATTCTAATTGTAATTCTTTCATTTTGTCACCTTTTTTTATTTTTTAATCGCTTTTTGTTTGTTTTAAAAAGAATTTGTTTATATATAAAAAAAACCTTCGTTTTTTCCAAAAAATCACGGGTTTTTATTTTTTTTGTGTAAAAAGGTTAGGCGTTACATTATTTTTTCAAAAGCTCATTTATTTCAAAGGATAGGGGGGGATGGCGCGTTATCGCTGTTTTCTCGCTTTTTGACTAAATTAAATAAATAATTTTTATCTAAATCTCCACTATCAGCAAGCATGTGATGATATCTACATAGACAGATTAAATTGTTTATATCTAACAATTTACTTGCGTCGTCTTTTATTTTAATTATGTGATGGACCTCTAAACCATCATAACTATAAACGCCATGGTCTAAACAAACCGCACATAAATAGTTACTTTCTTTTTTAATCCACGTAGCTGTCGAATGCCACTGATAAGTATTTCTAAGTTTATCTTCCGCCGTTTTATATTTACTACGGTCAATACCTTTTCTACATGTGTAGTTATGGTCATGCAACAAACCACACCGCCCGCACGTTTTGTAAATTGTTCTCACCTCTAAATTTTTAAAACCTGGTTCGGATAAATTAGATTAACGTTTTTTATATTATTTTTAGCAGCTAGAGATTTAACTGTCGTGTTATATTTTTGAGCAATCTGACTAAGCGTGTCACCCCGTTTAACTATATAAGTTTTTTGTTCTTGATCCCCTTTTTTACCGTATCCATTAAAGCCGCCCTGGATAATGACACTAGGAAAATCTATGAAAGCAATATCAGAATCTACGGTAAATTTATTTATATTAAGGTCGTCACTATTCTGCCAAAGGTGAAAACCATTCCACCTAAAATCCGGTTTTGTAGACCTCCAGTTAGCAACCCACTTCGTATAATCGTTTAATCTAGCTGTCTCTATTTTATTTTCGAACCAGCTGCTAGAAGCATAAACACCGACGTAAAAACCCTTGTCTTCAAGCGTTTCACAAAATCCTATTATTGCATCAGTAACGCCTTTTTTGTTTTTTGCTTGCCATCTAACTTCCTCTACGTCTATATAAACGGGCATCTCAAACTTTTTATTTTTTAGGCAATACTCATAAAAGAAATTCGCCTCATCTATTCCGAATTGTGAACTATCAGCACAAGAATAATAGTATGCTCCGACAGGCATTCCTAAATTTTTAGCTTGATTGTAAAAAGTTTCGAAAGACTCGTCCTTTTTTTTTACTCGGTTGCTCCCATATCCGGTGTATCCACCTCTTAAAAGAACAAAGTCATAACCTGAGCTTGTCGCCGAAGATAATGGAAATCCCGCTTCCCAACTAGAAATGTCTATCCCTTTAAATTCCATCTATAAATCCTCACTTCCAGTTAGATATATTTTTAAAGCCGCTAAAAAGCCCGCAAGCGCTCAAACCGAGAGCAATTCCTATTAATCCGCCTTGAATTATCCCGTATCCAAAAAAAAGCCCGTAAAGACAAACTCCAAAAAAAAGACCCAACATCAAGTCCACTAGAGGAATTAGTTTTGGGTCAACATTCAATAATTTAACTATTTCTGCTAGTCCTATAATTAGACCAATTATAGAAACGGGAGATACTAAGTACGATAAAAATTCATCAGCGTCCACTTAAAACCTCCCCCTTAAATATTTTTCTATAATAGTAAATTAACACATAAAAACTCGCATTTTTTCGCATTTTTTGTGAAATATTATTTATGGAATTTGTTTGTTTTTTTGTGCAAACTAAATATCAATAATACATAAAAACTTCTTTTTTAAGCTGCTTTTTTACACGCTCTAAAATTCTGTAGATTTGTGATTCACTATAAGATGAAATTTTAGCAATTTTTCTAATATTATAGCAATCTATAAATCTCATTCTGTAAATCTGATCAATACAATTTTTACTAACTCGCAGCTCTTGCTCTTTTAAATACAATAAACGTTCACGGTCTTCTAAAATAGATTTTATTTCATCTAACCTTTCGTCTATTCTAGCTTTTTCTTTTGCGATTAAATACTCGTCGAAGGTGTTATGGATACAACCTGCGTCTATCTTAGTTTTGTCATAAATTATCGCTTTCGGCTGAGTTCTTAAAAACAATTCTTCTTTTTCTTTTAGTATTTCATCGTATTTTTTTTGGGTTTCTAAATATTTATTTTTAAAGTCCTCATAGACTATGTAAACAAACATTTTTTCTACCTCCGTTAACGAAACTTTTTTTAAAATCCCATCTATTAGGACCTATTTTTTTGTTATGAAAGTAATCACAATTAAAGTGATGCAGATTAAAGTTGTAATCAGTACTGAATTCGACATTTGAAAACCTCCTAAAATTCTGTTACTTCTTTTCGGCGAAAATTTTTATTAACGTCTTGTTTAATATTAAATAAATAATTCCCCTTGCTACATCTCTCAAAAATTCTACCACCGACAGCCTCATCGATGTCCATAATGTCGTGAATACTGCGCTCACTTGAAACAATAGTCACTAAGTCTCGATTGTTGTATCGGTAATTTATTATTTCAAAGGCGATGTTTATATCAGCGGCAGTAGGTCTTTGAACTTGTCCGTTTTGATCTTTTCCCATCTTAAACATGTCGTCAATGTACAAAACCTCAACCGTTTTTAGTTCCGAAATCATTTTTTCGTATGCCTCGGCGTTCGTGATAGAACTTTTTATTTTTGTAACCTCATCCCTCCAGAGCATGTAATGAGCGGATTTATTTAGTCTTAAATAGTGAGCAGTTATCGCAGTGCATAAATGAGTTTTTCCACATCCACTCTGACCGCCGATATAGAACCAGGTGTTTTTGTCATCTTTCGTAAACTGGATAGCAAGTCTTTTTAAATTTTCTTGCCATGGCTCCTTAGTCTCATATTTTTCAAACGAATATTCTTTGATGCTCTTAGAAAGGCCGCTCCGTTTTAATTTTTGTAACATTCCTCTAATTTTCATACATTTACACGGCGTGTAAACTTGATAAAAACTATCGGCCGTTTCTTTCAGACGCATTATCCCGCCTCTATTTTTACAAACATCACAATTATATCCGTCAGCTTCATTTAAGGTCCCTTTACTCCCGTTAAAAAAATCGCAACTAGTTTGTTCTAAGCGCTTAATCCGCTCTTTTTTTTCTTCCGGCGTTTCTTTTTTTTTGTCTTTAATTTCAACGTCGCCGCTTTTTAATTTTTCTCTTATAAGAGTGCTTATCTGTTCCATTGCTTTTCATCCTAAATTTTATTTTTTACTAAAATCGATTTAAACGGCCTGTAATCGCTTTTTTGCCCTTCAAATAAAGAGTAATATTACTTTGTTGTTTTCGTGCCTTTTTGGGGCGTTTAAAGCTAAAAGAAAGGCATGCTTAATTTACCTTTATTAGCATCAAAACCATTGGCCGAGTGTTTGACCATGCCATTTCGGTGGTTCATTGTCTGCGAATGTATCCATCATTTTTACGTACTCGTCCAAGTTGTAACTAGATTTATTATTCAGTTGTTCTTTTTGGTCAGGTTTAAGCGGATAAAATGTTTTCCAGCCATTCATAATAGAATTTTGTATAATGCGAAGCTTTTCCGCATCATCGTTTGTTAGATCACTAAGTCGGCTTAGAAATAATTTTATAGCTCGGTTCGTTAAAGGAGCTTTCATCGTTTTTCTGACTTTTAAGTATTCCTTAAGCTCTTCTTGTATTTTTTCGTTTTTCGTGTAAGATTCTATCAGCTTGTCAAAGCTGTCGTTTTTTTCCGTTAACGAATTGTTTGTTAACGGCTTTTTTGTATTTTTAATTATTGATTTATTTTCGCTGATAGAGTTGGAATTATTTACTTTCTCTATCAGTTTTTTTTCTTCTTCTCTTTTTACCTTACTTTCTTTCTTAATATTATTATTTATTTTTATTCTATTATTTTTATTTATGGCCGATTTTGGTACATCCAGTTGGCCGTTTTCGGTACGACTTGTTGGCCGATTTTCATCAACTGAAGGAACCGTTGATTTTTCTAGCTTTTCAGGCTCAGAAGTTGAATTTTTTAATTTTTTGTTGGACAAAACATCAAGTATTTTTTCTTCGTTGATTTTTATATATCGTTTAGCTGGAAGCCCTTTTCTTGTTACTTCAATAATTCCTATTTTTTGTAGATTTTTTAGAGCTGTCGCTTGCCTGTTCTTTTTTAATGTCGTGTTTTTTTCGACATTTTCTACTGTCGAATAGAACCACCCGCCATCAAGTTTGTTTTGCTCATGCCAATATGCATATTCACTTGCTAATTCCCCTAAAAGAACGGCTTCGTCCAATCCGAGCAACCGCATCAGATCCTTATTTACAGCTATAAAATTTCTACTAGCAATTAAACTTAAAATTCCCATTTTTTTCTCCTTAAAATTAAAATTTATCTTTATTTGTTTTAAAAACTTAAATTACGGAATTTTCTTTCAATTTTTACTTGACAACCCCGTTTTCGATTAATATAATTATTCTGCTTATAAATCAATTTATGGTTTATTTGTCTTATTGTTTTTTTCTCCTAAAATTTTTTGTCTTTTTTTGTTTGAAAACTCCTCGGTGCGGACCGGGGTTTTTTTATTTTCATCTTTTTTAAAAAACTCCTTAACTTTGATATTATATACAAAAAGCATCAATTTTTTTTTAATTTTATAGACATCAGTTTTATAACGTGGACTAGGCTTAACATCCTCTACGATTGTTTCCCCCGTTTGTTTGTCTTTGTATACAAAATCGGCGATATAACTGCATTCCCGCTCACCTTCTTGTTTGGGAATTAATACGAATTTAACTTGCAATTCTAGGTCGTCTATAAACCCGGCATCTTTTAGCTTTTTTAATTCTAAATATCGACTAGCCTCTTTTTTACTATCGAAGGTAATCCCATCGACAACCGTTTTTTTGTTTTTATATTTCGAAACCATGTTCAAACCACCTTATAAGGAATTAAACCCAACTCTTTAACAAACTCAACTTTATCAGCGATAAAATAAACGACCGCTCGTGGTTTTCCCCCATGCTTGCGCACTCCCGACATTACTCGACCTTCTGCATTAACAAACGGCGCGGTGTCAATAAAAGAATAATTGTGCTCGGTTTCCTCGGCGAGTTGACCCGTTGTCATAACATTAATCACTGAATAACTTTTCTTTCCTCCGACTAATAAGTCAAATAGAACAACCTTCTCGCCATTCGGCTTTTCTTTTTTTTTAAGGCGACTAAAAATCACCCCGGATAAAACTATTTTTCCGCTTGTCACTAACACTCCTCCTATTAAACTAAAATTATTAGATTTCAACACTTTTCACGTATTTATCAACAATTTTTTGTACTAAAAAGGCAGCCAATTCATAGAATCATCTTCTGCGTTTTTCATGTTTTCTTTTTTGCTTTCTAAAAGAGTAGTATTTTCAACAAACACATCCGTGGTATAGACTTTGTTTCCGTCGTTATTTGTATAACTTCCAGTTTGTATTTTTCCTATAAGACCAATTCTGTCGCCCTTGTGAATATATTTATTTAAAAATTCGGCGGTTTGTCCCCATGCAACACACGAGATAAAATCCGCCGTTTGTTTGCCGGATTCCCGGGCTTCTTTCCCTAAACCGCGATCAACTGCTAGAGTGAATTTTACATAATTCCGCCCCGTTGTCGTTTGTTTTAATTCAACATCGCTGGTACTCCGACCTATAAGACAGACTTTATTCACGCTTTTCTCCTTTTTGGAATTTAATTTTCTTTATTGACTTTTTTTTTCAGATATAACAAAATATCAGCAGCTTCGTTTTCCGAAACTAAATTCAATTCTTTTTTCACCACACTTTTTACTTCATTTACAATTTCACCCACTGCTCTATCGGTTTTTTCTGCGTATTCTGCTATCAACTGGTTCAACTCGTTTTTTGTTTTTTGCTTTAAAGGTTTATTTAATTCTGGAGAGCAATAATCACTATCTTTTGTGTCATCGATTGCAAACAGTCCGTTTAAAGAATACTTTCGAGCGTAACTGCTAGAACTTCCCGTTAATTGACTTCCATCCATTCCTTTTTTGCTTTCTTCTTCCCGAGCATATGCCGTGGTTTCCACGCTTTCACCAGTCTCAGTGTCAACTATTTTTGCCGTCGCTCTTATATAAATTCTGTTCCCGACCGACACGACGTCGTCGCTGATTGTTATAGTTGATTTGTTTTTTGCTAAAATCGGTTTTAAAGATTCTAGAATATCTTCGCAGTTTCTATATTTATATTTTCCGAAATTATTGTACTGAGATTTTGGAGCCTTTAATTCAGTTTGTATCGCTAAGAGTTTTTCGTACACTCCCATTTTTGTTTTCACCTCACCCTGACATATTCAGTTTGTTCTAAAACCGCTCCTGAGATTTTGTCGCCGTTTTTTAATAATTTTTTCAGCGACATTAAATCTATTTTTGGCGGCTGTTTGATAAAAAATTCTTCTGGAATTTTGCTTTCATCAGTCACGCGAATTTTTTCCGACGTTCCGACGCTTAAATTAAATGTCCCCGCTTTCGCTTTTTTTATCCCGGCGGCCGTCATAAACATTAAAACGGCGGATTTCATTTTTTCGATATTATTAGTGCATGTTTTAATTTTTTTATCGAGGCGGTCTTTTTCGTTTTTTAAAGCAACCAAGTCACTTTCTAACTGTTTTTGAATGTATACATAGTTTTCTAGTTTTTCGTTGGCTCCGATACTTTCTAGAGTGTCTTCTAGTGTTTTAGGGTCAATTTCCCCGTTGTCTAGAAGATTATACAAACGCTGAGCTTGTTCGGACATCTCGTATAAACTCGCCAAAAATCTCACCTCTTTACTTCTGAAAATAAAACTTCGAAAGTTTTTCCATAATGTCGACAGAGAGTTTTAATTTCGGATATCTTCCAATCTGCTTTTCCGTTTACTTTTCTGCAGACAGTTGATTCTCCTATAGATAAAAGATCTGCGATATCTTTTTGCAAATCGCCGTTCTTTGATATTTCCGCGAGCAATTGAGGATAGGTCACTTTTTTCATAAAATTATTCCTTTTTTAAAAAATTTTGTGTAAATTTACCTCCCGTTATTATATTTATATAATTTTAAAATTCAATTGAAAAAAAAAATGTTTTCTTGAACCTATTTAAATTTTTATGTTTTAAAAAATATTTTTTTCTTTTCTTAAAGATTAGAATATAAATAATTCTATCTGTATATTACGTGTATATTTCGCAATTTTTACTTGCGTTTATATATTAAAGTTGTATAATTTAAGTCTATCACCTCCCCTTTTTACGAATTTTCTGTTCGAATAAGAGGGGCTTTTTTATTTACTTTGAAATTAATTTACTATAGAATCTGCGCGGTACTCCTAACCGCGGCAATCAATATTGATTTACTGAATTTTAAATTATATGTATTGTGTTTTTTGTGTTGTCAGTATAAATTCGCCGCCGTTAAAATACAAAGTCGCCTTAAAGCGACTATTTTTTTGTTTAATTTTTATCGTAACGGCTTTCCAGCTATAAAACTTGCTGAGTAACAAAAATGACACATCGGTAAATATTTTTCATCGCCTCCTAAATCTATCTGTTCCCCTTCAGTTACTACATCCTCGCCGTTTATTTTTAAATTTAAGATTGCTTTTTTGCCGCAAGAACAAGGTGTTGGAATTTCTCTTATACAATCAGCTAGTTCTAAAAGTCTTTTACTCCCCTCAAAAAGTCGGCTCATAAAGTCAGTTTTTAGACCATAACACATAACTATGTACTTCCTATCAGCTAGACGACGTAACTCCTCGATTTGGTTTTCAGTAAAAAACTGAGATTCGTCCGTAATGATTACATCATAAATATCTAGATTATAAATCTTTTCTTGGAAAGATTCCCCTCTACTTAAAACGACAGCCTTGCTTTCAAGGCCGACACGTGATTTTAAAATATTTTCCCCGTTCCTAAAATCTATAGAAGGTTTTGCTAAGAGCACTTTTTTTCCGTGTTCTTCAAATGTGAATTTTTTCATTAAAGCTGTCGCAGTTTTACTAGAACTCATCAAACCATAAAAATAATACATCTTCATAAATCGAAACCTCAAAAAACATTTTTAAAATAGTATATTATTCCTATTTTTTTATTTCCATATGTTTACTTTTTAGACATTTTATAGTAT